TCTCCTTTCCGGACGGCTGCTGCTGCCGCCCCCCCTGTCGGCCCGCTGCCCGGTGGCGGTCGCCCCGGCGGGAGCCATACTTGATGCACGGCTCCTTGGCGCGCCAGAACGCCTCTGCGACCTCGCAGAAGGGGTCTCCCCTGTCCCGGCGGGTGCTGGCCTCTATGAGGGCCGCGTCGAGCTTGGCCTGCACCTCCTTTGCGGTGCGGCCATAGAAGTGGCGGGTCTTGCCATCAATAACGCGGCAGCGCTCGATCAGGCCGTCCGCGCGTTTTTTCGTTTTTGCCATGTAAAAACCTCCTTACGATACACTTTGACAAGCGTGGCAGGAGGTGGTACAATACGGATGCTGGTCGGTATTGTGTCCACCTTGGACACGCTGATCTTGAACGCCTGCGGTGTTGGTAGCACCGTGGGCGTTTTTTTATAAAAAAAATACGTAAAATACGTGATTTTCTATTGACAAATACGTAGAATACGTATATAATATATACAGAACGGAGGGAAACCAAGATGCCGATGACGCCCAGAGAAATCGTGAAGCTGCTAGAAGCCAATGGCTTTGAATATGTCAGCTCCAACGGTTCACACCGCAAGTACAGGAACCCGGTCACAGGCAAAACAACCATTGTTCCCTTCCATGCGAAAGACCTTAAACCGGGAACCGAGAAAAACATTTTAAAACTGGCGGGGATCAAAAAGTGATCCCCGCCCCCAAGGGGGGCTATTTTATGCGTTTCGTTTTTTATCCCGCTGTATTTCATCCTGAGGAAGTCGGCTATTCGGTTACCGTGCCCGATGTAGAAGGCTGCTTCACGCAGGGCGATGACATGAACGAGGCCGTAGCTATGACGCAGGAGGCCATCGGCCTGATGCTGGAGGATTGCAAGGTCTACCCGAAGCCCAGCAGCCCTGCCGACATCCGCACGGAGCCCGGCGATTTTGTAACGATGATTCCCTTTGATGAGGCCGCCTACAAAAAGCAGCAGAAGCCTGTCAAAAAGACGCTGAGCATCCCGGCATGGCTGAACGAGGCCGCGGAAGAAGCGCACGTGAATTTTTCCGGTGTGCTGCAGGATGCGTTGAAAGCAAAACTGAATATCGGTTGATGATCCCCCTGCCCTGCCGGTTTGCCCGGCGGGGCGTTTTTTATTTGCTTTTCCTTGTTTCGGCCAAGTGCAACAGAAGTTGGCCGGTGACGTAGGCATCGGCAGCGGCACGATGCTGGTCGGGAACTACGATACCATAGTAAGTGCATAAAGTCCCGAGCTTGTGATTTTCTACATCCCAATCACTATCGAAATCTTCCATATAGGTCTGAAGCTCTGCGTCCCATTTTCGCCGCGGCTTTTTAAGCATCCGCTTGGCCTGCTCATACGTGCAATAGTATTTGCGCTTTATATGGTCAATGCGGCTTCCTGCGGCAAGGATAAATCCCAGATCAAAATCAAGATTATGACCGACCACGGTGCTGGTGCCGACAAAGCGGTCAAAAGCGGGCATGATCTGCTCAATTGTGGGACAATCGGCGACCATATCATCTGTGATGTGGTTGATGGCGGAAACATCTGCGGGAATGGCTTTTCCGGGGTTCACCAGTGTTTCAAAGATTTCCGTAGCCTTGCCGTTTTTAAAGCGTACGGCTGCAAGTTCAACAATTTTGTCACGGCTTTTGTTCAAGCCCGTTGTCTCAGTATCAATGACAACAAATTCATCCAGGTTACTGCGGGATGTCAGGCTTGTATGCTTACATTCAAGTGCTTCACTGCCGTCATCAGGGGCGGCAGGAAGCTGTTCAACTGCTGCGCGGGGTATCGCGGCAAACGCAGCGGATGCTTGCTCTACCTGCTTACGGCGCTGCTCGGCGTATTCTTGTTGACGCAATTTCATATCGGAGCGCGCTTTTTCTGCAGCAGCCTGCTTCTTTGCACTTTCTTCGGCCTGAGCCTTTTGGCCCTTTAGTTCTTTCTCTTTGCTGCGCATTGCGGATGAAAAAAACAGCAGGAAGACACCAAACAGGAAGAAAAAGACCCCGGCAAAGAAGCTCAGCGTAAATAATGCGATAGATATACCGATTAAAGCAACCCCTAAGACAGAAAAAACAATCCCATAAAAATGGCAGTCACTTACGGTCAACTTTTGCTTACTCATATCCGATACCTTTTTACAGTTTGCGGCAGAGGCCAACGGCCTTGCCTTCGATGGTGATAGTGTTCATATCCTCGCCGATGCGCAGGATAGTTGGAAATGTGGGGTTTTCGGCGCGCAGCTTGATGTGGTCATCGAACAGAAACACGCGCTTAAGGGTGGCCTCTTCCCCGATGCGAACCGCGGCGATCTCACCGTCCTCTACTTTGGGCTGGCTGCGGTGCGCCAACACTGCGGGCATTTTTATTTAGTTTATTTACGAATGACCTCAACGCCATCAATTGCAAGATTGGATACATGCCACTGTTCGGCATCGCTGTCGTACACGGCCAGACCTTCAACGGAGTGGCCTGCGTAGATGCCGCTATCGTTCGCAACCCGAACCGTGCAAGAGGCCGCATAGCTGTTATTTTCGGATCTAACCTGCCAATCGTCCAGATCGGGCCATTTGGCATCACCGGCAATATAATTGTTTTCCGCCACATACTTCACGGCCAGTGCAGCCATCTGCTCTTGCGTGTACTGCTTCTTCGGAGCGGGTATCGCCAAAACAACGACCAACACAACCAGAAGCGCAGCAACGATGATGCCCAGAACTTTAATCTGCTTTTTGTCCTTTGCTGTAACATTTGATGCCATAGGAGGCCTCCTTACAATTTGCGGCAGAGACCAACGGCCTTGCCTTCGATGGTGATGGTGTTCATATCCTCGCCGATGCGCAGGATAGTCGGAAATGTGGGGTTTTCGGCGCGGAGCTCGATATGGTCATCGAACAGAAACACGCGCTTGAGGGTGGCCTCGCCATCGATCAGGACGGCGGCGACCTCGCCGTTCTCTACCATCGGCTGGCAGTGGATGGCTACGACATCGCTGTCTTTTATTTTTGGCTCCATGCTGTCGCCCTGGCACAGCAGCGTGAAGTCGGCGTGCCAATCGCTGGGGACTTCATCGTAGGCCTCGACATTCTCCTCCGCGAGGATGGGTGTGCCGCAGGCGATCTGCCCCACACGCGGGATGCGGTCCCGCTTCGGCAGTGGCTGGAACCCGGCGGGGATGGGTGCGACGCGTTCGACCTTCCCGACCAGATAATCGATACTTGTATCATAAAACTTGGCTAATTTGATTAGGACCTCCGAACTCGGTTCTCGAGTGCCTTTTTCGTAATTGACATACGTTGTGTACGGCATACTCAGCGCCTGGGCGGCCTCTTTCATATTTATGCCTTTTTCGGTACGCAACGCTTGCAGTCTATTCATGACGTTGCCTCCTTCCCTTATAACTATGATACACATTTTGAGTAAATAGTCAATTGAAAATACCCGAAATGGGCAATATGCACAAATAGTGAATACCCATTTCGGGCACTTTTTTACTTTACAATTACTCAAAATGAGTATATTATAATATACAGATACCCAATACGGGTATTACGCAAGAAAAGTCTTATAGGGGGTGAATTTGATGCCTTATCCAAATATCAATGCTGAACGTAGCAGAAAAGGCATGACGATAGCAGACCTCGCGAATGCGCTGGGGGTAACAAGGAAAACGATTTATAATTGGATGGCGCATGGAAGCATCCCGCAGAGTGCGCTTGAAAAAATGGCGACGCTATTCGATTGCTCGATAGATTATTTACTCAAACAATAGTATTGTGTCCACCTTGGACACGCCAACAAGGAGGTGAACGCTATGCTGCAAGATGAACAGCGTGAGCAGGACAGTCTGCTTGCGTGGTTTGGCGATGGCCTGTACGATAAACCGTCACCAGCTCCGAAAAAAGACGCTCCGCACAGCTGCGGACTACTTGCCCACGTCTTTCTTCACGTCGGGGAGACGCTGATCGCCATATCGCTTTATGAGTTCCTGCTGCGCTTTCTGCCGGAAATCATTCAGGCAGTTGCCGCATTGCTGTGAGGGATGGGCTGTAATCATCACCAGCTTTTCAAGCTCTTGAATGCTTTTGTCTATATCGCTGTCAGGCGTACATAAAAGCTGCGCCGATGCTATTGATGCCAACAAAGCAAAGCGGTATTCCTGCGGGTCTTCAACCCAGCGCGCATAGGTGGACAACACCAGCGAGCAGGCACTGTGCAATTCTATATGCCGCTGCTGCTCTACCGCTGTTTTGCGTGCCATGTAAGCACCGACAAAGACGCCGATGACACCGAGGGTGCCGCTGACCGCAGTAAGAAGCAATGATAACCAATCCATTTTTATACACGTCCTTTCTGCCGTGATTATAGCACAGCGGGGATACAAGCTACAAGGAGGTAAGTATGGCACGCGAAAAGCAAGGCTACCGTGATGCGCTGGAGCGCATCCGGCATGAGGCTGCGGGCGAGCTGGTGACAGTGCCCGAGGCCGCACACATCGTTTACGGCACAGACCCCTACGCCGCGCGCAAGGTCTGCCGCAACTTTGAGGGCTGGATCGGGGCCGGGCGCGACAAGCGCATCCCGGCCACCGCGCTGGCAAGACAGATCTGCTGATGACAACGGATGATCTGGCCTGGGTGCAATCCAGGCTTAGGAACTGCACCAACGCCCGCCGCCAGCTGAGAATCTGCGCCGAGTGCCTGTGTGTGGATGAGGGCACCCTGCTGGAAAGTCTGGGCTATACAAGCCTTGACACATTCCGCGCGGCGCACCCTCAAAACAGGCGGCCCGTCGGCCCGTCTGTTGAGCGCATCTGCAACCCTGTGCCGCCGGAGGCGATGCTGGAAAGCATCCTGTACTACTACAGCGGCGCGCCGATCAGCAGCGTGTGCAGGATGATGGGCTACACTCAGACCGTGACGCCGGAGGCAATCCGACATAGAGTGTGCAGCTGGAAAAAGAAACACCCGGCGCTTGCCGCCGGTATGCCGCGCAAGCGGCCAAAACCGAAAAAGGAGACCAAGCCCATGAAAATGACCTATGATGAGGCGGGGCTGCCCGCCTACGCCTACGCCAAAAGCCCCTACACCGGTGCCGTGGTTCGTATCGTGCGCGGGGAGCGTGCCCTGTTTGGCATGAACAGCCAGACATGTATAGACGAACTGAACACCGCTGTTGGTGTTAGCCGTGCCCAAGCCGCCGCTATGTACAATGGCGCGATGTGCGGTTGGGGTACACCCTACTCAGATCCTAGCAATTATAATGAGGCCGGTGTCTACATCGGCCCGGAAATGGAGGATAAACATGGAGAAGAATGAGACCCCCAAAAACCTCGCCCTGCTGACAGCTGACGAGGTCACGCTCAGCATCCTGGAGGTGGACGCCGAGGGCGTGCGCATCAAGCTGTGGCCGGATGTCAACGCCGTGCGCGCCCATCTGGAGGAGTGCTGTGAGCGTATGCCCGGCGGGCTGGCGGGCTACAGTGTGCGGCACTACGTTTGTGGGCGGTATCTGTACTGCGCCGTGGCCCTGGCCGACATCACAAAGGACGCCCCCTGCCCCACCACCTACCGCGTGAGCAGCGACGCGCCCACCAACGAGGCAGACGGCAGCTTTTTGGCCGCTGCTGCCGCCTGGAGCATCGGCGCGGGCGTGCTGAACCTGCCGCCGCTGCGCATCCCGGCCAGCAAGGTCCACATCGTCCCCCAGGGCAAGCCCGGCACCAACATCATTGAGCGCTATGTTCTGGATGATGCCCTCACCCTGGACGACATCACCTACAACGGTGACGGCAGCGTGGCATCGCTGAGGGTGCGCAAGCGTGATGGGAGCGTGATCACATGGCAAGCCGGCTGATCGCCCATGTGGCCGCCTGGTACATCCCAACGGGCCAGCCCTTAGTCAACGACATGGACGGGCTGACGATTGACGGTGCGTATCGCCTGGAGGCCCAGCGGATGCACGCCGAACTGGAGCGCCGCGCGCGGGGGCAGCCCCTATGCGTGGAGATCGACATCCGCCCGGTGAAGAACAAGCGCACACTGGATCAGAACCGCCTCATGTGGGCGCTGCTGAACAGGCTGGCGCTGGCGTTGAGCGGCGACACGCCCGGCGGGGTGACCGCCGAACAGTGCTATCTGGACTTGCTGGGCGAGTTCGGCGCAGAGGTGGAGACCTGGCGCGTGCCGGTCAAGGCCCTGCCCGCCCTGCGCAACACATACCGCGTTGTGCAGATGGTGGAGCTGCTGGACAACGGCTATTGCATGGCCCGGCTCGGCCTGGGCAGCAGCAGCTTTACCCGGCAGCAGATGCACGACTTCATTGAGCGCATCTTTGACCGGCTGGCCGAGGCCGGTGTTGACGATGCCGAAACCACCGAGCAGTACCGGGACTGGAGGCGTGCGGATGGATTGCATTAAGTGCAACAGCAGCCAGGTGCGCGTCATCGACACCCGCGCCAAGGGGACCCGGCGGATATACCGCCGCCGCGTCTGCATGATGTGCGGCTTCCGCTGGACGACGGTGGAGCTGCCTGTTGGTGATGTGCGCCAGGCGGTGGATGCCGTCAACGGACTGGAGGAGCGCCGTGGCAAAAAGCATACTGCAAAGCGATAAAGAGTGCTACCTGTGCCGCAAGCGCTACAATCTGCGCACCACGCGCGGCCTGGAGGAGCACCACATCCTATTCGGGCGCGGACGGCGCGAGTTGTCTGAGCGGTACGGCCTCAAGGTCTGGCTGTGCCACGACCATCACAATGAGCCGCCCCTGGGTGTCCATTTTGACCCCGGTGCCCGGCGGGAGTTGGAACAGGCGGCACAATTTGCTTTTGATAATATCCATGGCCCCGGCAGCTTCGCCGAGGTGTTTGGGGAAGAAATTTAGTTTTTAGGAGGATGCAAACGATGAATGTATGGTATAAGCCCAGGCTGCAAAGCGTCGATAACATTATTAAGACGCAAGTTCTGGGCGGAGAAGTAAGCCCCAAACAGATTGATGCCGTCCAAGAAGAGGCGTTGGATGTCGTCCTCGCGGCGCTGAACGGCGAGGCGGGAATGTCTGGCCCGGATATCCCTTTTTTGTGCGCGGCTCTGCATTTCTGGCGCGATGAACTGATCGAGAGGATGCGCAGAGAACACCCTGACGACCTTGAGGCCGAGAAGGCCGCTTATATCATGATGAAGCGGCATTATAAGGGTGAGGCCAAAAAAGTTGGAGGTGATGAGTAATGCCCCAGATCGTAAACAAAAAGAGCGTGCTGGAGATGGCGATGGGCGCGATTGCCGAGATCACAGACTATGAGGTTGAGAGGGTCGTGGCGAACATCATGGACCCCAACACCGCGGCAACGGCCAAGCGCAAGATCACCATCACGCTGACGTTTGCCCCGGACGACTACCGCCAGCAGATCGGCATGGACGCGCAGGCAAAGACCACCCTCGCGCCGATCCAGCCGGTGCGCACATCCCTGTGCATCACCAAGGCGCGGGACGGCAGCCTGCTGCTGGCCGAGATGACGCCGCAGGTCCCCGGACAGGTGGACATGGACGGCGATGAGACACCGATGCCCGCAATGGCCCGCGTGGGCCGTGCCGGGTATTAACATACAGAAAGGACAAAGACAATGGAAAACAGCTTTTTAAAAGACGCTATTAACCGCATTGTGGAGCTGGCGACCCCCTTTACCCTGGAAACGCGCAACGGGCATCAGTTCTGTTCCGCCGATCTGCGCGAGGTCAAGCCGGAGGTTGAACTCCCGGCACGGTACTCGGTGGATACTCTGGAGGCGCTGGTCAAGCTGATCCGCACCGAGGGCGTCGCCCAGGCACCGCAGCTGTATGTGCGTGTGGACAGCGCCCGGCGGGTCGTAGTGGACAGCACCTATACGGGCCGCGACTACGCGATCTACAGCCGCCTGCCGCTGTATGAGGCCGTGAGCGATGTGCCGAGCATTTCTGTCAACCAATACATGAGCCAGGAACACGCCGTTATCGAACTGCAAAGCCTGTACGCTGTCACCGATGACCGTGACTACCTGCTGGCCCTGCTGAGCCGCATTGACGTTAATCAGGGCGTGTCCAGTGTGGACAACGGGATCAGCCAGGAGGTCAGCGTCCGCACCGGCGCGGTGCTGAAAGAGCAGCAGACGGTGCAGCCCATCGTCCACTTGCAGCCCTACCGCACTTTCCTTGAGGTCGAACAGCCTGCCAGCGATTTCCTGCTGCGCCTTGACAAAGAGGGCCGCCCGGCACTGTACGAGGCTGACGGCGGGGCGTGGAAGTTGGAGGCCAAGCGCAACATCGCCGCCTATCTGGGCGAGCAGCTGGCCGATCTGGTGGAGTGCGGCAGTGTGGTGGTGATGATCTGATGCTGAACGTAGTTGCATTGCAGGGCCGCCTGGCCCGGGACCCGGAGCTGCGGCAGACCAACACGGGCAAGCAGGTGGCGACGTTCACCCTGGCCGTTGACCGCGGGCGCAGGGACGCCAACGGCAAGAGCGTGGCGGACTGGATTCCCGTCATTGCATGGGAGCGCGCTGCCGAGTTTGCCTATAAATGGCTCACTAAGGGCCAGATGGTAGCGGTGGATGGACGGCTGCAGAGCCGCACCTACACGGCAAAGGACGGCACCAACCGCACCGTGCTGGAGGTCGTCGCCAACAACATCAACTTCTGCGGCAGCAAAGCGGACAACGCAGGGGCTCTTTCAGCTCCCGCTGAGGGGCCCAGAGTGGGCGCGCCCGCACCGGAGTACAGCCGCGGGCCGGGTGACGACTTCGCCATGATCGAGGATGAGGGCGACCTCCCCTTTTAAACGTTGAAGAATTGAAAAATGACCTTGCAGGGATGCGCCGAAAAGAGCGCGGCGCACCCCTGTGTTAAGGTCAGCCATTTTTAGAAAGGCAGAACCTATGGACAATCCTGGATTTTTCGCCATTCTCCCCGCCTCGGTGCGGTATGATCGGCGGCTGAAGCCCGCCGAAAAGATTTTTTACGCAGAAATCACCTCTCTGGCCGACAAGACGGGCTGCTGCTACGCGAGCAACGCCTACTTCTGCCCGCTGTACGACACAACGGAGCGCACAGTCCAGCGCTGGGTGAAGCACCTGCAGGAGCTGGGCTATGTGGCCGTTAGCTACGCCCGGGACGGCGCAGCTAATCGGCGGTACATTTCCCCGCTGGTCGGCAGCGTGCCGGATGTCTGCGCCGAAAACCACCCCGACAAAAATGTCGGTGAGCGACACCCAGTGTCGGCGGGCGACAAAAATGTCGCACCCACCCCGACAAAAATGTCGCCTACCCCCCGACAAAAATGTCACCCAGAACAATACAAGAATAACAATACAAGAGAGAACAATACGCGGGCGGGCGCGCGAGAGAGCGTCCGGGATGTTCTCCGGGAATCCTTCCCGTGGAATGAACGGCTGACGGAGGCCCTGCTCGCATTTGAGGAGTCCCGGGCCGCGGGCAAGCATCCGCTGACCGTCAACGCCGCGTCGCTGGCCTGCAACAAGCTCAACCAGCTGGCCGACGAGGCGGGCGTGCGTGACCGCTACGGCTACATGGCCGCAGTGCTCGAGCAGAGCATCCTGCGCGGATGGGAGGGGCTGTTCGCCCTGAAGGACGATTTTGTGGATACCGTCCCCACCCAGCGCCCCGCCAGCACGGAGGATCGCCCGCGGGAGATCGGGCCGGACACCGACATACTTGATTTTTTGTGAGGCTTTTGAATGGAACGTGCAACTATAAGCCGACAGCAGCAGACGCAGCGGGCGTTCCTGGGCGCGGCGCTCATGGACCCGGCCCGCGCACGGGAGTACATCATCAAGCTGGTGCCCGGGATGTTCGACGAGGGCGTGAGCCGCGCGGTGTTCAGCGCGGTGCAGCAGCTCACCATGGCCGGGGAGCCGGTGGACGTCATCACGGTCATCAACCGGGCATCGGCGGGCCGCCCGGCGGATGAGATCAGGCCCGGTGTTGTGGCAATGGCCGAGACCTGCCCCAGCGTCTCCAACATCGGCAGCTATGCGGCGCAAATACTGGAGGACTACCGCTACTCGCTTTTGCAGAGCGACCTGATGAAGTGCATGGCCAAGGATGCCATGGACAGCGACGGCGTCTGCCGCCAGCTGCGCCGCACGCTGGCGGTGCAGGATGCCATCCGCAGCACCCAGACCGACAGCACGGCCCGGGACTTTGACGCGGTGCTGGATTCCGCGCTGGCCCGGCTGGATGAGCCGGACACCAGCCTGAAGCTGGGTTGGCCTGAGCTTGACCGGTACGGTGTATTCCACCGCGGCCGCACCTGCGTGGTGGCCGGGCGGCCCGGCTGCGGCAAGACGGATTTCAGCATCAATCTGGCAAGCCGACTAAGCAAAAAGTACCGCGTCTACTACCTGACGCTGGAGGAGACGGCAGAGGCGCTGATGGACCGCATCCTCTCCAAGGTCAGCCGCATCGACAGCGGCAAGCTGACCAACAAGACCCTGACACCGCGTGAGCGGGAGATCATCGACAACACGGCGGGCATCCTGCGCCGCCACCACAACATGATGCTGGATGCCGACAGCAACCTGACGATTGACGGGTTGGAGGCCAAGATCATGCAGTACAAGCCGGACATCGCGTTCATCGACCACATCGGTCTGCTAAGTCCCACCGACCCGCGCCAGACCGAGTACCAGCGCATTTCTGAAATTACCCGGCGGCTGAAGGTGGCCGCCATGAAGATGGGCATCGTGGTTGTGGAGCTGTGCCAGATCAACCGCGCCGGCGTGAAGGGCAACGAGGGCCGCTTCTGCAATCTGGAGGACCTGCGCGGCTCCGGCACGATTGAGCAGGACGCCAACAGCGCGATCTTTGTGGAGAACAGGCGCACCGAGGACAGCAAGGAGCTGCGCGGCGAGGACGCCTATCAGGATACCGCCGTGATGTATGCCAAGAACCGCGAGGGGCCGACGGGCGTTGTGTCCATGCGATGGCAGCCCCAATACCATCAATGGCAGCCGACCCCGAAAGAAGATTTTGAAGAAATCGACCAGATGAACTGGCCGCAATAACACCCGCCGCCCCGGCGGGACAGGAGGATTACTATGATAAGCATTGCAATTATCAACTTGAAAGGCGGCGTCGGGAAAAGCGTCACCGCCTGCAATCTTGCCGCCGAATTGGCCGCCAAGAGCAAGAGCGTTCTGGTGGTGGATTTGGACAAACAGGGCAACACGAGCAAGTTCTTCGGCGTCCTAGACTACGACAGCCCCAGCGTGGCCGAGGTTATGCTGGGCGAGGACGACATCCTGGCGGCCATTGTGAAGGGCGTCGATGTTTGGGGCGTACATCTGCTGCCCTGCGATATGCGAATGCTAAAGGCCAACCGCACGATACTGATGGACAACGGCCCGCGGCAGTTCCATCTGCGGGACGCGCTGAAATGTGTGGCCGGGGACTACGACTACTGCATCATGGACTGCCCGCCGGACTTGGACATGGGCAGTATCAACGCCCTGTGCGCGGCTGACTGGGTCATCATCCCGGTGGATTGTGACAAGTGGGCCTGCGACGGGATGCAGGAGATAGTAGAGCAGATCGAGCAGGTGCAGGCCTACTACAACCCGCGCCTGAAGATCATGGGTGCGCTGATGACGAAGTACCGCCGCACCCGGTACGCGGAGGACATCATCGTTCAACTGTGCGCGTCGGGAATCAGCGTGCTGGAGACTGTCATACGCTACACCGTCAAGGTCAGCGAGGCCGCGCATGCAGGCATGCCGCTGTTGGAATACTGCCCGGACTGCACGGCAGCGGTGGATTACAGGGAGCTGACGGAAGAAGTTGAGCGGATCGTGTCCAATGTGGACACAAAGGAGGGCTAAGCGATGAGCAAGGGATTTTCTATCAACGACATTCTCGGCAACACAAAAGCTAACGCCCCGGCGGGTCAGAAAATGCAAGTCGTCATGCTGCCGGAAGCCGATATTGAACCGAACCCGGAAAACAGCATCTACGAGATCGGCGATGTCTCCATGCTGAAAGCCGACATTGCCGAGCGAGGATTGCGCAGCCCGCTGGAGGTCCTGCCCGCCCAGAACGGCAAATATATGCTGCTGGCCGGGCACCGCCGCTGGACGGCCTGCCGGGCACTGACTGCCGAGGGCGTGGCCGGGTTTGAGGTCCTGCCCTGCGTTATCCGCCAGAGTCAGGGCGAGGATGACGACTTGATCGCGCTGATCACCTCCAACGCCACGGCGCGCGAGCTGACCGATGGTGAGCGGCTGCGCCAGTACCGGGCACTCAAGCAGGCGCTGGAACGCAAAAAGGCAGCGGGCGCGCTCGATGGCCGCATCCGTGATGAGATGAGCCGCATCACCGGCGATGGCACCGGCACACTGGGGAGGCTGAATGCCATCGCCAACAACTGCGTGCCGGAGGTTCTGGCGATGGTGGAGCGCGGCGAGATCACCATGACGCGGGCCTATGAGTGCAGCAAGCTGTACAAGGTGCAGCAGGTCGAATACGCCAAAATCAAGTACGCCAGTATGCCGCCCATCACCGATATGGCCCGGCGGGCGGCCATCAAGTATCTGGTCGAGTGCGGCCTGGCCGACCAGCTGAAGAAGCTCGACTACGTTCGCAATAGAGAATGGAACTACGCTGACCGCGGGCTGGATGCCCGCAAGCTGGAGCCGGTGACGCTGGATCTGACCGAGAGCGAGACGGATGCGCTGCTGCGCATTGAGCCTTCTGGTTGTTACAACTTTCGCGTCAGGATGCTGGACCCGGCGGATTCAAATGAGGTTATTGCCGAAAGCTCACTCACTACGCGAGATTTGTTCGATGCCGCTAAGCGTCTGTACATCAACAGAGACGATCTGGCGGCGTACAAGGCCGAGGTGAAGGGCAAGCGTGATCAGGAGCGTGCCCGGCAGGAGGAGGCCGGAAAGTGGCAGGCGCTGGCCCGGCAGGAGCTGGAGGCGTTCGACAGCTGGCCGCTTGTGACGCGGCTGAAGGAGCTGGGCCTGACGATCCGTGAGCGGAAGATGGCAGACGGCGGGCGGCTTATCATTGCCGTGGATGATCTGACGCGCTTTTCAGGCCATGTGGACGGCTTCCAATACCGCGAGTGCTTCGCGGTGCGCTTCGGGCCGAACGGCGAGCGCGCAGGCCTGGACGGAGACATCAATGCGCTGGAATGGTACAAGCGCTGGCACAGCACCGGCGCGTGTATTGAGGGCTACATTGCCGAGGACATCGAGAGGAGTGAGAAGAAGTGAAGTGCATGTACAACCAGAGCAAGCGCGGCCTGCCGTCCGATGTGCGGACGCTGGCGCTGCGGGTTGCCAAGGAGATGCTGGCGCTTGCCTGCCAGATCGTGCAGGCCGCCACCGGGGATAAAACGATTGTGGGGAGGAACTGAGTTTTACTGATTGGTTTTGTATGTCATGAAAGAATCAAGGGCTGTGAACGTGAAAATCGTAATTAGGTCGATTGAATGTAGAATATCCGGCGATTCACCTATTTGATGAATGTGTACAGGCATCGAAAATTCATTTTCAAGGTCATCATTTAGTGGCGGAAAGTAATGCGTGTGGGCACCGTATTTTTTGAAATGCAACTTTGTCCCGTCATAGATTCCGCCAATTTCGTCACCAGAAAAAACATCTGCCCCAGTTGTATAGTAGGGGGATACATGAACATAACAATGTGTCCCATGTTCTGTTCGCAGCAGGAACATATCCTGCGAGGTCAGAAATAGGTTGTTGGCCTTTAGCTGTTCCTCAGTTGATCGGGGTCTGCCAAATGCGTTACTTTCCATGTGTACAAGCCTTAATGAACACGGCCCTGTGTTAAGCATAGGCGTAGATAAAGAATCACTGTGTTCTATAAACTTATCACGGTAATCACAAACACTGGCGTCAATTTGCCTGCCGTATCGGATAAAAGGCTTATATAAAAATGTGGCATGCTCTGGTAAGGAGGAAATGTTCTTTATGACCGAATGCAAGCAGCTTCCAAAACTTTTGGGCGTAATACCACGCTTGTCATCTTTTCCAATCTCTCCAATATAAAATCTTGTAAAATCGTTTAGAAATATTTTGGAGTTCTTGAAAAAATCGGAGGCTTCAATTTGAAGCTTGTCGCTGACATCGTGATATTTTTCATGCGCGGTCAACGGAAAAAGCGGCCCCATTAAATGTAACTCGGTCAGAAATTGCCGCTCTTTCATCAGCATTGAAACGGCGTCAACTTTGTCTAAAAGCCCAATATAGCTTTTATAAACATATTCGAGCTTTGTGTAGTTCATATGGATTGAATCATTGTCAATAAACGCTTGATATTTATCATCAATTATTTCGCGCGGATTTTCCATTTTAAACACAACCTCAAGGAGAATTTTATGTACGAGAATTTGTGTGACGAATTACTATCTATTATACCAAATATATCGTGGGATGTGGAAGGGGTTGAGGCAATAAAACGAGCTGTTAAAATTTTGTCTTCACTGCAAGAGGAGGAAGCCCATGACCGACGATGAGAAGAAGCGCTGGCTGTGGCGGTACCGGGGGAGCCTGGAAAAAGAAAAGGCGCTGCGTGCTGATCTGCAGGAGCAGGAATCCCGAGCCGTCAAGACGACCGCAGCGTTGACCGGGATGCCGGGCGGAGGCGGTGACGGCCAGACACTGGCCCGGGCAGTCGAGAGCATTGTGGAAGCCCAGCAGAAGCTGCAGGCGCAGATCAATGTCTGCGGGGCCGTGCGGCGTGAGGTCGTGGCGGCAATCGACCAGGTGCAGGACGAGCGGGATCATACGATTTTGTACCGGAGGTATGTGCTGGGGCAGCGGTTTGAGGAGATTGCCGTAGAAATGAACCTGGAGTATCGCTGGGTAAGGCGGCTGCATAAGAAAACTGTCGCTTCCTTGTCGATATTGTAAATTGTTGCATCGCAAATGTATTCGTCGCAGTCTTACCAGAAATAAGTTGATTTATGATGAAATATATGGTATTATGTTATAAACATAAATTTCTTGTGAGGCAAAAATGCAGACAGTCTATTTCTATTTTGATGACTCTGGAACTTTTCATAAAAATGAACCGAGTGGGTATTTTTTATATGCGGGCTATGTGTTTTGCAATGTCAATGATAGAGACATTGCAAAACGCAAATATATTAACGCCAATAAAAAGATTCGCCAAGCGACAGGCAAAACAGGTGAGCTAAAAGCATCTGTTTTAGAGGCAAAGTACAAGAGGGCTCTTTTCAACAGTACAAGATCATATGAAAGCGTGTCGGCTGCTGTTAATCTTAGCAGAATTTATGACCATATCCTAGAGAAAAAGAAGTCGCGTTGTCGTTACAAGGATTATATCCTTAAACTTTGCGTTAAGAGAAAATTACAAGAGCTTATTTCCAGGGGAATTATCAAAAGTGATGAAGATATTATCATTGAAATTTGTATTGATGAACAATTAACTGCCACAAACGGATACTACAGTTTAGAAGATTCCATTTGGGAAGAGCTTAAACATGGCATCGCAAACTGGGACTATGGGATGGTTCATCAGAATGTCTTTAGTCAAGATGTTTCTGTCCATATCCATTATTGTGATTCTTCCAAATATTACTTAATTCAAGCAGCTGATATTCTTGCCAACAGAATTTGGACATCCTATCGAGTTGGAAACCCGGATTTACGAAAAATTAACAATCATATGTTCTTGACATTTCCGTGAAAGTGGCATATACTATAAGTACAGACAATGCTGTACTGTATACACCTGTAAGTTGATACTCTGTATTAAGCGTACTGTAAGTACGCCGACCAGGTGGAAGAGGCAACCATCCGTGGTTGCCTCTTTTTTTGACCCTCGAAAGCCCCCTGTAAAAGTGGTATAATGATACTGTCAAAAGCCGTAAGGAACGTAAAACTCCTTGCGGCTTTTGTGTTGCGCATAGTATTTCCTTCTCAAAACAGCGGCACGGGTGCTGCACTGCTGCATCAGTGCGGGCCGCGAGAAGCACCCACTGCCCGGTGAGAACCCGGGCTATTTTTATGCCGCCACCCATCTGCATGAGGGTGGGCGCGGCACTGACCCATCCCAGCTGTGCCGGAGAGAATCACACATCCTTTATTCTTGTCTCTGTCTGCGCGTTGCCGGGGTGTGTTTTATTGTAACAACCGGGAGGGGGGGTACACATGAAAAACAACCCACCCAAAAACAACCCCCGCTATGCCAACGGCAGTCTGCGGCGCAAGCACCGGGCAAGGCTGCGGGCTATGGGGTGCGAGTGCGGTATCTGCCATGGGCGGTTCGGGCCGATCCACTACGACGAACCCAGCGACGCGGCACATCCGTTGAGCTTTGTGGTAGATGAGATACGCCCTGTTTCCAAGTGGCGGCAATTTGGATATAGTTCGGCACGCGCGGCGGCAGAGGATTGGGACAATCTGCAAGCTGCGCATTACTTTTGCAATGCGCAAAAACGAGACAAAACAGCGAGTTTTTCGCTTGATTTCGGTGCAAAAATGACGAAAATTCCCAAGGTTACGGACGGCAGCTGGTAGGTGGGGAGGGTCCCCCTCCCCCGCCCGCGGCGCACCAGCCGCTGTCCCCCGGCGCTTCT